GGATGGCAGATCAGGCAGCAGGTCATCCAAAGATGTCGAATTCACTGTTTGCCACCGTCTGAGCAATGAAAGGCTGGGTGTTTGGCTTGGCGCTGCCTCGAGTCATGCGGTTATATTCCCCGCCGCCCAGCATTAAGTAGCCGAAAGAATCGCCAATGTGAGAGTGTTCGTTCTTGTTTGGGGCATCCCGGAAGCGTTCTTGCCCCGCTCCGACGGCCACGCGCTTAAAATGGTACCCGCCGCCCAGGGCTTTGCGGAGGAGCTTGCATTCCCTGTTCACAATCAGCCCAGGCTTGCCCTGGATCAGGCGCTGCATAGGGGCTGCCGCTGATTCCCGGCGCACTTTGAAGTCGTTTGACGCTGTTGGCTGCGCCCGCAGGCCCAGAGTCTTCAAGAATTCAAAGGCTGTGACCTCATAAATAGCATCTCTGGCCTGTCCAGCAGGGTCTCCCCAGACCATTACTTGGTGATTGGGGTAGCGTTGGTTCAGCTCGGTCAGCAGTTGCAGGCCAAAACGCTCTAGGCCCATGTCAAAAGTCACGATTTCCTGATGAATGACCCACTGGCCGTTAGGTAGGCGCTGGCCAATGGTAGCTGCAGGGGTCAAACCGAAGTCCAACCCCACCTGAATCGGCACTGTAGGCTCCACCACTGTGTCACCAGACATGGAAGCATCATCATATTCAGGCCACACAGGGCGGCGGGTACCATTTTAAGCGCGTTGCTGTTGGAGCGGGACAAGAACGCTTCCGCGATGCCCCAAACAAGAACGAACACTCGCATATTGGCGACTCTTTTGGCTACTTGATGCTGGGGGGCGGGGAATATAACCGCATGACCAGAGGCAACGCCAAGCCAAACAGCCAGCCTTTCATTGCTCAGACAGTGGCAAACAGTGAATTCGACATCTTTGGATGACCTGCTGCCTGATCTGCCATCCCAGATCACCCTAGTGCCCTTCATCCCAGCCCATGCGCTGGTGATGCGGGTCACTGATCGCAGTGCGCTGACCATGCAGGAAAGCGTATCCCTGGAACAGATGATGTATGTCCAGGCGGCCAGCGGACACGCTATCACTGCACTGCTAAACGGCACCCCTGCTGCCTGTTTCGGGTCTGTCCATGTTTGGAATGGGGTGGAAGAAATGTGGTGTTTGCTAGAGGAGAGGGCCAGAAAGTACGGGCTGGCCATGACAAAGATCGCCATTGCCTACAGAGATTTCAGAGCGATAGCGGCCAATTTGCACCGCCTGCAGCTAACCGTAAGATGCGGAGACCAGCGTGCTTTTGAATGGGCCAAAGCCATTGGGTTTGAGCTGGAAGGAAAAATGCAGCGTTATGGCCCGGATAAAAGCGATTTTTTCTTGATGTCGAGGGTTTAACAATGACCAATGCATTTGGACAGAAGTCCGCAGCAGCCCGTGCCAATGAGGCTGCAGCAATCCAGCGAGAGCAGATGGCCAAGCAAGAGGCCATTCTTTCCAAACAAGAGGCTGGCATTGCCTCCCAGCAGTCTGATCTGGCCAAGATAGCCATGGCCTCCAGCCGTGCCCGTCGGCGCGGTGGTCTGCGTGGCCTGCTCTCCACCGAGCGCATGGATGCTGAATCTGGCATCCCCACCCGCAGCACTCTTGGCTCGGAGGTGTGATGGACAACAAGCAGAAGATGCAGCGCAAGGTCTCCAAGGTCATGCGCGAATACAAGGCTGGCACCCTGCACTCTGGCAAAGGTGGCCCGGTGGTCAAGAACCAGCAGCAGGCCGTGGCCATTGCCATGTCTGAGGCCAAGAAGGCTGCCAAGAAATGAAGATTGAGATCTACCTAAACGGCAAGGACTCGGAAGACGAGGAGCCAGCCAAGCCTACGCCCTTCCAGCGCAAGGTGGCCAAGATGCTGGCCCAGCGTGCTGGCCGCAAGAAGGTCTCTGCCATGGACTTAAAGATGGCTGCCGATCTGGAAGAGGATGCTGCCGAGGGTGAGGACGAGAGCTAATCATGGCGGTCACCCTGATTGAGCTGGAATCGCTGACAACCAAGTCACGGTTCGTCACCCCGGTGCAGAAGAACAACGCTGGCACCTTTGTGGTGGCCGGATCTGATGCGCCCATGATCATGGTGGATGTGAACCACCAGCGCAATCACGATGGCCGGGCCTACTTTGCCTACAAAACCTACCCCACCTCGGCCAAGCTGGCTGCTGGGGCCAGCATTGACATCGTTATTGCCTCCCCTTCTGGGGTCACACCCCATGTGACGGTGGATGCTTTCTGCCAGGGTGATGCTGAGTTCTACATTTATGAGGGCACCAGCACCACTGGCGGTACCTCATACACGCCAATCAACCGAAACCGCAACTATGCGGTCAGCAACCCCAGCCAAAGCGCGATGGTGATCAACCCTACGGTCACCAGCCTGGGCACTGAGATAGATGGCCAGATTGTCCCTGGCGGTGTTGGCAAGAAAGCTGGCGGCGGGGCTTCTGCCACCTTGGAATATGTCCTGAAGCCCCTGACCAACTACCTTTTCAGGCTCACCAATGTGAACGGCACTTCTCATGCGGCCTTCTTGTCGCTGGAGTGGTACGAATGAGCAAGCTAAAGAACCCCGATGGAGGTCTCACAGAGGCCGGTAGGCGCTATTTCAAGCGCAAGGAGGGGGCTAACCTCAAGCCTGGGGTCAAAGGCGCTGCAGATACGCCAGAGAAGATGCGCCGCAAGGGGTCTTTTCTGACTCGGTTCTACACCAACCCTAGTGGCCCCCTACAAAAACCCAATGGTGAGCCTACTCGGCTGGCCCTGGCGGCCAATGCATGGGGTGAGCCAGTCCCTCGCACTGCTGCATAAGCCGCTAGGCTGGCCGCTAAGGGTCGGGCACTACTGAAACGATACGAAGCAAGGAAGAAAAATGGCTAACCGACTGACTCCAGAGCAGATTCTTGCCCGTCAGAAGCTGGCACTCAACCGCAAGGAGGACTTTCGCAGCCTGTATGAGGATGCTTATGAGTTCGCCCTGCCCCAGCGCAACCTATACACGGGCGACTATGAGAGCAATGTAGGCGGGCGCAAGAAGATGAGCCGGGTCTTTGACTCGACGGCCATCAACTCTACCCAGCGTTTTGCCAACCGCTTGCAGTCTGGCATCTTCCCGCCCCAGCGTAAGTGGTGCCGCCTGGAGCCGGGGCCGGAGATCCCGGTGGAGCGCCGCCCCGAGGCCCAGCGTGCCCTGGATCTGTACAGCGACAAGATGTTTGCTGTTCTCAAACAGTCAAACTTTGACATTGCCATGGGCGAGTTCCTGCTGGACTTGTCTGTGGGCACTGCTGTCATGCTGGTGCAGCCCGGTGATGCCATCAGCCCCATCAACTTCATCCCGGTGCCGCAGTATCTGGTCTCTTTTGAAGAGGGTGCCAACGGTCAGGTAGACAATGTGTACCGCAAGATGCGCCTCAAGGGTGAGGCCATTGCCCAGCAGTGGAAGGATGCCAACATCCCCGACGAGCTGCAAAAGCAGATTGACGATAAGCCCACTGCCGAGGTCGATCTGGTGGAGGCCACGGTATATGACTACCAGAGCGGCAAGTATGGCTACTATGTCATTCACGAAAAGAGCAAGTCTGAGCTGGTCTACCGCACCAAGAAGACCAGCCCCTGGGTGATCAGCCGGTACATGAAGGTGGCTGGTGAGATCTATGGCCGTGGCCCTGTGATCACAGCCCTGCCGGACATCAAGACCCTGAACAAGACGCTGGAGCTGCTGCTCAAGAACGCAGCCCTGGCCATCACCGGGGTCTACACGGCTGCTGATGACGGGGTTTTGAACCCTGCCACGGTCAGGATCATGCCCGGTGCCATCATCCCGGTGGCCCGCAATGGTGGCCCCCAGGGCGAGGCGCTCAAGCCCCTGCCCCGCTCGGGTGACTTTGATGTGAGCCAGATCGTGATCAACGATATGCGGGCCAACATCAAGCGCACGCTGCTGGACGAATCTCTGCCGCCAGACAATATGAGCGCCCGCTCTGCCACTGAGGTGGTCGAGCGCATGAAGGAGCTGGCCCAGAACCTGGGTTCTGCCTTTGGCCGCTTGATCAATGAGACCATGATCCCCATCGTGAGCAAGATGCTGGAGGTGATGGATGAGGGTGGTTTGATTGATCTGCCCCTGCGGGTCAATGGCCTGGAGGTCAAGGTATCCCCTGTCTCTCCCCTGGCCATGGCCCAGAACATGGATGAGATCAACAACATCCTGCAATTCATGCAGATTGCCCAAGGCATGGGCCCAGAGGGTCAGATGGCCATCAAGGGTGGCGAGGCTCTGGAGTACATTGCCGACAAGCTGGGTGTGCCTGCTGCACTGCGTACCAACCAAGCGGAGCGCAAGCAGATGGCCGAGCAGATGGCGCAGATTGCTGCTGCAGGCCAGGAACAGCAGACTGCAATTGATCAGAAACTGATGGAGCAGATCAATGCGTGATGATGTAGCACGGGCGGCAGCAGCGCGTGCGCTTGAGATTGCACGCGAGGCCAAGGCCGTTGGCGGCCCCAGGGGCGACAAGGGTGAAAAAGGTGATCCGGGAGAAATCAGGATCACTAATGTGGCTGTCCCCGGCCCCAAGGGTGACCAAGGCCCCGTAGGCCCACGGGGGCCTCAAGGCCCACAAGGGATGCGTGGCTTGCAGGGTGAGCAGGGTGATCCTGGCCCTATCGGCCCCAAAGGCGAGAAGGGTGATTTAGGCCCTGCTGGCCCCGCTGGCCCTCAAGGCCCACAAGGCCCCAAGGGTGACAAAGGAGAAGTAGGCCCCGTTGGCCCTGTTGGCCGCCAAGGTGAACCCGGCCCCATGCTCAAGCATGAGAAGAAGGGGCTGATGATCCGCTTTGAGAAAGCGCCTGGGGAATGGGGTGAGTGGATTGTGATCCCCACCGGTGGCGGTGGTGGCGGTGGCCGAGATGACAAGCTCACTGACCGGCAGCGTGAGCTGGTTGAGATTGGTGATCTGATCAAGGCCAAGGCCAGCAATAGCGGCAAGGTGATCGGTAGCGATGGCACCAGCTTGGTCTGGACTGATGGGGGTGCTGTTGATTCGGTCAACGGCCAGACCGGCGCTGTTGTCTTGGGCGCTACGGATGTGGGGGCGCTACCTCTGACGGGCGGGGCGGTAACTGGCGCTACCTCCATTGACACCTCCAGCACATCGGCTGCGCTGCGGGTAACTCAGCGCGGCACCGGCAACGCGATACTGGTCGAGGACAGCACGAACCCGGATTCGACTCCGTTTATCGTAGATTCGGCAGGCCGGGTAAAGATCGGTACAACAGCGACCACAACTGAAAAGCTATATGTAAGTGGTGATGTTTATGTCACTTCCTCAATAGCACTTCCAGAGAACACGGGCACGATTTCCCTTGGCGCAGCCGCCATTGTCACAACTACGCTGCCGGGTGGAGTTCAGCTTGAGTTTTTTGCCGATGAGATGTTCCTAAACGCTGCTACTACGCAAGTTGCCGGGTCTATTACCGCTGCCGGGCTGATTGAAAGCACGAGTGGTGGTTTCAAATTTCCCGATGGCACGACGCAAACGACAGCCGCAACTGGCGGGGCCACCGTTGATGATGTTATTGCCTTTAGCGTGGCTCTTGGAGGATAAAAATGCCGAATACTTTTAACAATGCCCAGGCTCAACTGAGCAGCACCAGCGTCACGGATGTCTATCAGGCACCAGCAACGGCAGGCAACACGGCGATAGTTCTATCCGTCATGTGCGCCAATGTGAACGGCACCGCCTCGGCTGATATTTCGATCATCAAAACGAATAGCTCCAACACGATCCAGAGCTACATATGCTTCACGACTCCGGTGCCAGCAGACACAACGCTAGAGGTCGTGGCAAACAAGATCGTCCTGAAGGCCGGTGAGAAGCTCAGAGCGCAGGCCAGCGCGTCCAACTACATCCATGTGACCATCTCGGCTCTGGAGATTACATGAGCAAGTATCACGCTGTAAGCAGCGGGATGGTGACCCGCCAAGCTCTACCGTCTATCACGCGGCAGCGCGGCACGACTACTGGCAGCGCCAACTTGATGCTCTACGGCGCGGGTAAGACCACGGTATCGAACAACACGACATTCATTGACAGCAGCGCCAATGCGTTCACCGTCACCCGCAACGGCGACACGGTGCAGTCGGGGTTTAACCCGTTCAGTCAGGCCAGCTCTGGGTCGGGGTACTTTGATGGGACGGGGGATTACCTTACAGTTCCGGCTAACGCGGCGTTCAACTTTGGCACCGGCAATTTTACTGTAGAGGCTTGGATTTATATTACCGGTAATGCAGCACTAAATGGAAATGGTGTTAGAGAAGCAGCCGTTTTTAATGTCGGATCAACTGCTTTCACAACAGGATTTTCGCTTTCTATTGTTGGAAATTCAACAACAACAGGCACAGGTCTTGGTATATATAAAAACTTAAATACAGAAACAAGTATTTCGGCCACAACAACGATTACGCAGAATGCGTGGCACCATATCGCTGTAACTCGCTCAGGCTCTTCGGTATATTTATTCTTGGATGGCACTCAAGTTGGTAGCACCGGGACTAGCTCTACCATTTGGGGCAGCACTACCGAAGGCGTATTAGTTGGCCGTCTGTGGTCTGGGACAAGCTATCTAAATGACTTTCCCGGCTACATCTCCAACCTTCGCATCGTCAAAGGCACCGCCATCTACACGGCTAACTTCACGCCGCCGACCTCTCCCCTGACGGCCAAGAATAAATATACAGAAGAGCCTGAACGAGTTACAGCGACATGGTGCCATGCATTTTGTGTAATTGTTGTTGTTGCCGATACTGTTGTTTCCGTATTGGTATTTTTATATATTTTTAAACCAGTTCCCGTGGTGGTGGAGTCTCCGGAAATAGCAAAAAGTGCAGAAGTTGTAAAAGATGTGGAACCAATATTAAAAACTGTTGCTTCTCTTTGAGATGCTGCATTTAGTGCTGCATTTCCGGTAATATAAATCCAAGCCTCTATAGTAAAATTGCCGGTGCCAAAGTTGAACGCCGCGTTAGCCGGAACTGTGAGGTAATCCCCCGTCCCATCAAAGACACCAGCGCCAGAGCTGGCCTGACTGAACGGATTGAACCCCGACTGCACCGTGTCGCCGTTGCGGGTGACGGTGAACGCATTGGCGCTGCTGTCAATAAATGTCGTGTTGTTCGATACCGTGGTCTTACCCGCGCCGTAGAGCATCAAGTTAGCGCTGCCAGTAGTCGTGCCGCGCTGCCGGGTGATAGACGGTAGAGC